TTTCACACAATAACGACGCAATCGCAAAAGGGCGGATTGACCGAAATATATCTGGAATATGGAACTTATTTAAAATCTTTTTATTCTGTAATGTATTGTCCGTCCGGCGTTAAGGTGATGTTATTTTGCGATGGACAACAAAAAAATGAGCAAGGGCGTTATCATCATAACATAAATTGGAATGCGGTTGCGCCGAAGATATTGCGTCCGCAAGCGTGACCTTAAAGACCGACCTTTTCCGACCTTGACTAATACCTTAAAAAGACAAAAAAACCGTTCTACGGCGATTTGTGGCGGTTTTTGCGATGGTTTTTAAGCCGTATATATCTATATAATAGACCTAAAATAACAAGACTTGTCTTAATGCCTTAAATACAATATATTGTATGCCGCGCTATATACAAATACAATATATTGTATGTCGTGTTTCAAGGCGCAAAAAAATATTAAATTATTTAATTTTTTTCTTGACGTGGCGAAAACGTCTATATTATTAGTTAAGCACAAAATTGATAAATTAAATTGTTCATTGAAAAATTAAAACGGACGCCGAGAAGAGATAGAAACAACAAGCGGACGGCGGACGATTTAATAAATAACCCGAATCGAAAGGAGAATGATGATGCCGATGACAAGAGAACAAGCGGTGAAAGAGTTATCCGAGATGGACGGACACGAGATTATTGATGGCGATTATGCCATCGAACTTGCGGGAGCGTTTGGAGTAAGCGTTAAACCATACATCTTGCGTGATGACCCGCATTCTTTCAAGGGCGTTCATTTAGATAACGGCTTGAAAGAAATTCGCGGATTTGGCGTGATGGAATTGGCGCGAGAAATATGCGAGGGAATTGGTTTGTCTGGCACACGTTATTATAATGGACGTGGAAGTCAATTTCGAGCATACGTGCGCCGCATTATTGAAGGTTAATTGGTGTTAACGCTCCCGCTATTGTTTATACGATAGCGGGAGTAACCTCCAAAAAAGGAGAACGTAGCATTAAAAAAGTAGGAGGTGATGAGTTATGGCTGTTGGAGCAAAAAAGGTTCCGATTAAATTTCCCAAAAAAGGAAAAGCAAAAAAACCGGCAAAGAAAAAGGTTAGAATAAACGTTAAAAACATGCCGGCAGAGGCGGTGAGACTTACCGGAGGCGGAAATAAATAACAATCGGCTGTTCATTGTGTTATTATAGACAAGCGAGGATAAATACTTTGCTTGTCTTTTTTTTGTTTTTACAATGCCCTTAAATCGTTCAAAAACATGTCAAGGCGGTATTTTAAATGTTAATTTGTGAAAAGATATGAGAAAACTTATAAAACCGCTCAAAATTAAGGGAAATGGCATTAAACGTGAAATTTTAAGATATATATATTTATATATTATATATTATATATTATATATTATATTTATATATTATAATATACTCTTAAAATTTTGACTTGACTTGTATATTCCTGAATACGTATCGGATAATTCCATAATGAATGAGAAATCTATATCTAATCGAGGGCGGAAGTCTAAATATGATTTCTATGTTAAACCACGTCTTGAAGAACTCGCAACGTGGCTAAAATCAGGCATGACGGAAGCGCAGTGTTGGAAGAATCTCGGAATATCTGTTGAAACCGCCAATCAATACAAACGCAAACATCCCGAATTTCTGGAAGTCGTTAAAAATAGCCGTGAGGTTGCAAATAATACAGTAATTTCAAGCCTTTATAAACTATGCACCGGCTACGAATCGCAAGATGAAGTGATAACAATCACCGAAGTTGACGGAAAAATCAGAAAACACAAAGCAATTAACAAGCGGACACACAAGCCGGAGGTTGCGGCAATTATATTTTGGTTGACCAATAGATGCAAAGATAACTGGCAAAATCGTTTAAATAGCAATATTAATAGCAATGTTAATGTAAAATCGTCTTTTGCAGATATAGTTAAAGAGTTTCACGTGAAACATAATGGCAAGAATGGCGAAAAACAAGAAAAACAATCAAACGCTAACGAACCAGAATAAAGCGGATGATTTGTTATCAAGGCGTATTGAGCATTACCGAACATCCGAGCATGGATGGAATGATTTTGCATCTGATATTCTTGGCGTGTCTCTTGATGGCAAACAGCAAGAAATTATTGATGCCATACAACACAATTCCAGAGTTGTAGTTAAAAGCGGACATGCAAGAGGAAAAGATTATCTTGCGGCGGTTTCTGCGTTGTGCTTTTTGTTTCTTAACTATCCATCGAAAGTTCTCAATACGGCTCCAACAGATAGACAAGTCAATTTTATTATGATGTCCGAAATCAGGCGCATTTATAACAATGCGAAAATAAATTTAGGTGGAGAATTGCTCGGAACGTTGATTCGTATGCCCGACCCTGACTGGTTTTTGCTCGGATTTAAACCAACGGATAGTGATACAGAGAAGTGGACAGGTTATCACTCGCAAAATCTATATCTCATTATGTCCGAAGCGTCAGGTATGTGTGAAGCCATTTATAATGCGGTTGAAGGCATATTAACTGGCAATTCTAAACTACTTCTCGTTGGCAATCCAAACAATACCGCTGGTGGATTTTTTAATGCGTTCAAGTCCGATTTGTTTAAGAAATTCACGCTTAATTGTCATGATGCGCCAAACGTGGTTGAGCGTAAAGTGGTTTATTCTGGTCAAGTTGATTATAAGTGGGTTGATGACCATGTTAATATGCAGGGTTGGACGACCAAAATAAGGGAACAAGAAGCCAATATTGATGATGGTGATTTCTGCTGGAATGGCGAATGGTATCGCCCGTCAGATTTATATAGGGTTAAGATTCTCGGTTTGTTTCCAAAAGAATCGCCCGATGTTCTTATTCCCTACTCATGGATTGAGCAGGCAATAGAGCGATGGAAAGAACGTTATCCCTATGGCGTCAATACCTATGCTCCTGTCGAAGGGAATTTATCAATTGGTGTTGATATTGCCGGTTTGGGAACAGATAAGACCGTTATAGCATATCGAACGGATAACGCCCTTATTGGATTTGATGCTTATGCCGGTCAAGAACATATGCAGACGGCGGGGATTGTTAAAAAAATTTCCGAAAGACATTCTCGTGCGTCTTTAATGCTTGATACAATTGGCGAGGGAGCGGGTATATATTCAAGGCTTAAAGAGCAAAACGTAAAAGCCATATCAGTCAAATTCTCGGAGTCGGCGGAAGGATTGACGGACAAATCTGGTCAATTGCAATTCACGAACTTGCGTTCATATTGCTATTGGATGATTCGAGATTTACTTAATCCGCAATGGAAAAGCGATTTTGCCTTGCCGGACAATCAATATCTAATCGAGGAACTAAATGCGACCAGAATTGTGTTCAAATCAAATGGCAAAATACAAATGGAGGAAAAGGAAAAGGTAAAAGAAAAGATTGGGCGTTCACCTGATTATGCGGATGCGTTTGCTTTATCTCTATATCCTATAAATCGAAACAAGCATATTTTTATTGACACGGGTATCAGTGTTCGGAGATGACGTTAGCCATGATACGTAAATTTATTCAAAATTTCGTTGAAAACAAACGCCTCAAACAAGAAGTGCGTGAATTGCAATTCACAGTTGATTCCTTGTTATCGGGAACACGCCTTGAAAGTGAAACGTCTAATCAATACAACACAACCGAAGCGCAAATAACTGAAATCGTTCGCAAATACAACGGACTTGCCGAATGGGGATGCGATTTGACCAAAGCAATCGTTGAACTGCGAGCCGCCTTTATTTATGGGAGCGGTTTTAAATATGTTCCGATAGATAACAAGCAAACAGCCGCCGTTGACCGTATAAATCAAATTCTTGAATATAATAATATTGACATCGAGGTCGGACAGGCTTTGGCTCGTGAAGCCGAGATAGAAGGGCGCATATTGGTTCGTCTTGTCCCCGAAGAAAATAAAGAAACAAGCAAAAAGACAATCCGCATCGTTCATTTGCCCTACTCGGAATATAAATATAAAATTATAACCGGTGATTATTATAACATATATGAGCAATGCAAATATACAGATTCAAAGTCCAAT